CTCCGAGTTCCAAGCGGTGGTCCGCCGCTATTTCGAGCAACGTAACTTGCTCGTGTGGGCAAAGAACAACTGGGGAATGGGGAGTCTTGATACCGGCTATCGACCCCAACATGAATTCATTATTTTTGCGCACGGCGACGAACCGCGCACCCTCAACGGCCAACACAGCGACCTGTTAGAGTACTCCAGGCCGCCAACCACTGAGTATTCACACCCTACCGAGAAGCCGGCCAGTTTGATTGAAGAACTCCTATATGCGAGTACGGACAACGGCGACCGCGTTCTTGACCCATTCATGGGGGGGGGCACCACCGCCGTCGCCGCCATCCAAAACCAGCGCGACTACGTCGGGTTCGAAATCGACAAAGAGAACTACCAGCCCGTGATCGAGCGCCGCATCGGCGACGCAAAACGCCAGCGCGAAGCGGCGGTCAACGAGTAACCCCCGGCATACCCCCGCATATATGACTGACTACGACGCCTACACGGTCCCCGAGGACAAACCAGCCAGTGAATACAACCACCACGAACGCCGCGCAGAGATCTTGCAGCTTATGCGGGAAGCCGGCCACCCCAACCAACTAACCCAGACCCGACTCGCCGAACGATACGGATGCGACCAATCCCGCATCAGCCGCGATTTCTCCCGACTCCGCGAATACATCAAAGATCGCCTCGGCACCCACCGGCACACGATCACTGATTCGGTGTATCGCAAAGCGATCAAAGAGTACACCGACCGCGGCGAATACGACAAAGCCATCGACGCCCTCGAGTCCTGGAACGAATGGCTCCGCGAGGAAGGGACGCGTGACGTTGAGCCGCCGACCGAGAAACGCGAGGTCACCGGCGCGGACGGCGGCCCGCTTATGATCCTCGAAACAGATGGCAACAACGACGACGACGAATAATAAGGGGCCGCTCCGGTTCGGGGAGGACCACCCGACCCAACAAGCGTTCGTCACATCCGACACCCGATACGTCGCGTTCATCAGCGGGATTGGCGCCGGCAAAACCGTCGGCGGCGTCGGCCGACTCCTCCGAAACGTCTCACACCTCAACCCCGGCCATACGGGCTACGTCCTGGCGCCGACCGTCCCATCACTCCGAAACGTCATCGTCCCCGAGCTGGAGAAATGGGGGGTGCTCGACCGCTGCGAGTACAACCGCACCGAAAAACGCCTCGAATTCCCCAACGACTCGACGGTCATCCTTGAAAGCGCGGATAATGACCGCAAGATAGAGCGCTTACGGGGCCCCTCCGTGGCATGGTTCTGGATGGACGAGGCGGCGACCATCGATCGTCGAGCGTGGGACGTCATGACCGGCCGCCTCCGTGAGGGCGACCACCTCAACGCGTTCGTCACGACGACGCCGAAGGGCGAGAACTGGATTCACGAATTGTTCGTCGACGAACGCACGCGACTGGACGACGCCGACGTCGTCCGCGGTATTCCGACCCACGATAACCCCCACCTTCCCGAGGATTACACCGAGGAGATCGTCGAGCAGTACGAGGGCCGCTTCTACGAGCAGGAGGTTCTCGGGGAGTTTACCGACTTCGAGGGCTTGGTGTACCCGTGGTTTAGCGAGGACAACTTGGTTGATGAACCGCCAGCTGAGTATGACGAGGTCATCTACGGCGTCGACTGGGGTCACAACAACCCGGCAGTCATCCTCGCCGTCGTCCGACACGGTGACGAGTGGACGGTCGCTGACGAATGGTACGAACGCCGATGCACCGTCCAGGACCACTCGCGGGCCGCGGAGGCGATGGTCGACGAGTACGGGGACGGCCCGGTGTATTGTGATCCGTCGGAGCCGGCGAACATCGAGCAGCTCGAGCGCGACTGCCTCGCGGCGACGGCGGCTGCGAACGACGTCACCCCGGGCATCCAGCACGTCGCTGCACACGCCGACAGCTTGCTGGTTGCCCGGCGTTGTCAGAACGTCAGGAACGAGTTTAACCAGTATCAGTACCGCGACGCCGGCGCCGGCGACCGCCCGTTGAAACAGCACGATCACGCGATGGACGCCCTCCGCTACGCCATATATACGCATGCACACCGCGAAACAGTCACCTACCGGAGCGGTGGCGGGCCCTCGATGGGCAGCTTCGGCTAACCACCCCCTATGAGCACATCCCCTGGCCCGATTCGCGGTCGGCTCGAAGCCCTCCAGCAACGCCTCACCCAAACCGTCGAAACCACCACCCGAACCTCACAACTCCACGTCACCAACCCCTCGGTTGACGACCTCCACCCACCAGCCGATATCGACGAGTTCCACGAGCTCTACCGCGACCTCGGCGTCATCCGCGGGAACATCAACCAGTTCGTCCGCGACGTCGTCGAACCCGGCATCCGAGTTAACGCCGACGACCCCACCACCGAAGCGTATTTCACCGGCAGCCCACCCGAGGACGGCGGCAGCGTCCCGGAGTTCGCCCCACAAGGTGGGTTTATCAAGAACTGTGCGGTGATCGCCGGCGAACGCAACCAACCGTTCTACCCCTACCTCAAAACCAGTATCGTCCAAAAATACACGAGAGGCACCGCCCTCCACGAGTACCTCAAACGCGACGCCGACAAGGACGACCCCAAACCCCCAATCCAGGGTTTCACACTGGTCCGCCCAGAAACGGTCTCGGCGCGGGTTCACGCGAACAAGAACATCCTACTGGCACCCGATGAGACCGGGGTGGCCGACGAGTTGACGCGGCGCGGCGAGGCCGCCGCGTACGTCCAGTTCAGCGATCGATCCATCCTCGGGGAACGCATCAACGGGTTCGAGGAGGAGTCGGTCGCACTCTCGAGCAACGACGTTTTGAAGCAGGTCAACGATCCCGAGATCGGCGGCGACGAAGCCACGGAGGACGGGGTGTTCGGCGCGAGCCCGATCGAAGCCATCGCCGCTGACGCCACGGATTATCGGGATATCAAGCGTAACCGGGCGCAGGCGATCAAAACAAAGGTCGAGGGCGTGTGGGTTGCGGAGTTCGATACCGAGGTCGTCGAGGCCGGCACCGAGACGATCGTGACCACGTGGGACGAAAGCGAGCAAACCGAGTGGATTAACGAGGTTGGTGAGCTGGAGCCGGGGGCGTTCATCGGGCACGACGGCTCGATCACGCTCGACCAGTGGGAACCCAGTCTGCCGGCGCTCGACGACGACCTCCAGCACCTCGTCGACGACATCCTCGCGCCGTTGCCGGCGCCGAAGTACGCGACCGCCCACGGTGACGACATCACGCAGCATGTTACGGGCGAGCAGCGCGACGCCTACCAAGACCTCATCGGGGAGGAGCGGCAGGCGCAGGAGCGGGATTGGACGCAGGCGTTCCGCGAAGTCGCCAGCCGGCACCCACGTCTTGACCCGTCGGGGGTGGCGGTCAGGTTGGCGCCGACGGCGTCGTCGAACCCGGTCGCCGAGTTGTCGGATGAGGAGATTGAGCGGATGGAGCAGTTCATGTCGGCGCTCGACAGTGGCCTGGGGGATGTGCCGGTTGACATGGTGCTCGATGTTGAGGAGTTCCTGAAGACGACGATGGATCTTCCGGAGGAGGTGTTCGCCGGCGACGAGATCGACGCCGACGAAAGCGCCGAAGAACTGCAGCACATGATCGAGAGCTACAACCCGGACCATGATGGTGACGGGGTGACGGCCGATGGATCATGACGCCGCGACGGCAGACGCCGGCGACCTCCAGGGCGTCGACGGCCTCGGCAGGCTCGCCAATGAACTCACGCCGCTGCCCCTGAAGCCAGACGCGGCCACCACCATCGCCGAAACTATCGATGAGCTCGCCGGCGGGAACACCACGATGTACGTCACCACCGACGATTCCGGTATCAACCGGATGGCGGTGGTCACCGACGGGTTCACGCTCCGGTTGCTCATGCTCACCAGTTCGTGGAACTGGCGAGGCCCACTCGTGCCCGACGATCCGGAGGGCTGGCTCAACGACCGTGGTTACGTCCCGGCCTCGGGGTTGACCGATGAGCACTGACAAAGCCGGCGAAGATGAACCCGCGCCAGTGAAATACGAATGCGCCGGCTGCGGGTACTTCGTCAACCCCGGACCGATCCCAAGGACGTGTCTAGGGTGTGACTCAATGGAGTTTCGACGGGTTAGGTGAGCACTGGCATCATGAGTACAGCAGCGGAGATCCCCGACACCCGCCGTCACCAACGACTCCTCGAGCGCGCCCGAGAACGTGACGAGCCCACGAGGGTCCGGTCGCTCCGCCGACGCTACGCGCAGCGGCTCCGCGGCGCACTCCAAGGGATCCGGGCGGCACTCCGCCGCGGCCTCGTCGAGAACAACGCGCTCGGCAGGGAAGCCCTGGCGACCGACCCGTCCCGCAACCAGTTCAGCTTCGCTACTGACGCTCAGAAGGCCGAGGCGTTCAGCGCGTGGCTCGAAACCCAAACCCAGAACGATATCCTCGAGCGATTCGGTAAAGAGAACCAATATATCGCGGAGGGTTACGAGCGCGGGCTCAAGGACGCCCAAACCGAGCTCCGGGCCCTCCAAGTATCGGAGGGACGGGGCCGCGCAGGCGTGGCGTTACGCCTCCCGGTGCATCGCGAGCAACTGCGGTCGTTGTATGCGCGGAATCTGAACGAGCTGGAAGGGATGACTGACGCACTCGGGACGGATCTCCGACGGGGCCTCACGGAGGGGTTGGCGGCTGGTGAGAACCCGCGGGATATCGCTGACGATCTCACCGATGTTGTTGGTCGGGTTGATGATGGATCGCCGATGGGGGCGATGAACCGGGCGACGCGGATCGCCAGGACGGAAGTCATGAATTCGCATAATACGGCTCGATTGCAGGAGTGGGAGCGCGCCGGCGTCGAACACGTCGGGGTGTTGATCGCGAACACGGCGTGCCCGCAGTGTCAGGCGTACAAGGCCGGCGAGCCGTACAAAGCGTCAAAGGCCTACGCAAACCTGCCGAAGCATCCGAATTGTCGATGTAGCCACCATGCGTGGACGGGCAAGGTATGACCATAACTGACAGACTCGAAACCGGCGACGCAACGATCACGGGCAACGCGACCTTCAACGACGGCCCGTGGACCGTCCACGGCGTCGCCCAAGCCGCCGAAGTCACAGAGGGCGTCTCCGGCCGGCGGCGATACTGGCCGCCCGACGTGTTGCGGGATGCGGCCGAAGAACTCGTCGAGGTGCCGATAACCGATCCGGACGATCACGACAACCTGGACGCCGGCCAACCCCACCCGGATATCATCATCGGCGAAGTCACCGACGCGGTGTTCGACGAGGACCGGGCGGCGCTCGTCTACGAGGGCGAGATCGACGACCCGGAGCGAGCTCGCCAGATCGCCAGAGGCCGGGTCGACGTCTCACCGTCCGTCGCCCTCGAACCCGGCGATCAACACGACGGCGACCGGGACGCCGAGTCCGTTGAGGCGATCGTCGCGTATCGCGACTTGGCGATCGTTGCGGATGGCGCGCACGCGTCGGCGTCGATCAAGCCGGGGACCGCGGCGGCGCTCGCCCGCCACTTCGACATCCAAGCCGAGGCGTTACAACGTGAGCGAGCGCGGCGACCGGTGTACAACGGCACCGAGAGGTCGGAGTGGTCGACGCCGACGCTCGAGGACTACCTCCGGGGCTACGATTCGCTGCCGGCGCCCGACGAGGCCGATAGCGTTGCCGACTTGACGGATGACGAAAAGTCGGTGATTGCGGACTCGTCGTTGTTGGGGTCAGCTGGTGGTGACACGTTGTGGAAGCTCCGGTTGTTCCCGGTCGTGTCGCCGGGTTCGGGGGCGTTGAACCGGCGGGCATTGGGGGCTGTCCGAAGCGGCCGCGGAGAGCAGGCGGACATCCCCAGTGACGCACTGGCGAGCGCCCGGCGGATGGCCGGCCGGCTGCTGAACGAGGAGTTCGACGCCG